TACCTGTTCCTGTGTCGCTTGATGCTTCTAATACTTTCTTTCGTTCTTTTAATACTTGAAGTTCTTTTTCAAGTAATGCTCGTTTTTCTGAAATACCGTTTGAACCGAACTCGGCGTCAAAGCCTGCTCCTGGTATCTTTGATATGCTTACGATTACCTGTTTTAATACATTTGTAGTTGCGTTGAACCCTTGTATAAAGCCATCGAATATACTTGCAATAGATGTAATAAGGTCTGCACCTGCTCTTATAAAGTCAGCGGCTAATCTACGTGAGAATGCTTCCATGCCTCCCGCACCTGCTATTGCTTCGTCTATAGCTTGTGTTAGATTATTTGCAAGCTCCTCAATACCAGGAGCTAATGCTACAAAGAAGTTAGCAAAGCCACTTCTTGCTCTACGAGTAAATCTTACAATCGCATCGTTGGCTCTTTCTGCACCTCTTACAAAATCTTCATCGAATGCCATACCTGCAAGTTGGGCATCTTTAATAATCTGTTGTATAGCTTTAGAACCCATTTCGGCAATGTTAACAAATGCTGTACCTTCACTGTCGAAACCTGCGAAACCAAGAGCAAGTCTTCTTGCACCATCTTCTACTCCACCAAGAGAGGCAATATATTCTTTAAATACTTCTTCTCCAGCTTTGAAGTTACCATTATTATCTTTTAATGAAATACCAAGTTCTTGTAATGGTTTAATCAGAGTACCTACACCCTTTTGTGCTTCACCTACCCTTCTTATAAATCTTTGTACACCTACAACATATCCTTCCTGTGATAGTCCAGCTTCTCTGGCAACTTCGCTATACAAACTTAAAAACTTAGTTGATACACCAAGTTTAGTTGCTTGTTTACCTAAAGCATCGATGGCATCTAAGTTCTTTTTGGCTAAGAATGCAAATGCACCAGCGGCGGCTGTTCCCGCTAATGCAAGTTTTCCTAATGTTCCCGCTACCTTACCACCTATAGTACCTATTTTACTTAAGGCTGAGTTTGCGTTTTTAGTTTTCTGGTTAAGTCTTTCAACGCTACTTTCAATACGCTTTACGCTTTTACTGGTATTGTCTACTGCTTCAAATATTAACTCATATGTGTTCTTTGCCATCTTAACTCCTATTTAACGCAATCGCCTCGGTTGTGGTTTCGGCTTCGGTGCTTCATTCTCTTTTTTGTTTATATCTTTTAAGAAAGCGACCCAATATGCAATCTCACTCTCAGACATTTTCATCATATGATCCATAGTATATCCCGTTTTATATGCTATGTAATGCAATGTCCATACATATGGATCTGTTACGAGTTTTTTTCCGCTTTCTCCACAGATACTGGTTCATCGTCATCATTAATCTGGCTGACGATTTGTAATAATAGTTTAGGGTCTGCCGCTTTCATTAACTCACCTTTATTGTGTTCGTTAAATACACGCTTACCGTCGCTGTCAAGTAATCTATTAACCATAACTTGAACAAGAGCTTCTGCTGTTTTACCACTGTTTTGTAGTTCCATAACTTTTGCTTCTTGTTGAAAGTTTGTGCCTTTTTTATAATAGAATGTTGTATCCCATTCTGGTACTTCGATTTCTTTCATTGAACCACTTACTGTTTCAGCATAGTGGTTACGGATTTTACCCATTAAATCTTTGTTATTCATCATATGTTCCTTTTTTGTACTTTGATTTGATTTTTTTCAAAGAAGGTTCTGATATTCCGTCTCTTGCTTTTGTGGAATGTCCATCTTCAAGTTCTAAGATATATGGAACCTTATTCGAAAGTTTTCTCTCATTCTTTAATCGCCAAGAACGGCGTGCAAGACCGGTGTCTTTTGGGGTTTCCTTTTGAACTATTTTCTTCGCATCCTTCATAAGATTGTCCATAACATCTGATGTTACTTCTCCCATAAAGTTTGCGTTCTTAGTTCTAAGTCCGCCTTTTGATCCACCGGTCTTAATCATGGTTATGAGGCTGCGCCTGTATAGCCACCAGTTTCAGTTCTAATCGGTGCAGTACCTGTTACTGTGACAGATGCTTCAATCATACCGTCAACCGAAGTTGAGATACTTCTGCTTGTGATTAGACACTTACCCTGATAACCAAGCTCACCAGTACTATCGCCTGATGGCCAGAAGTGTAGTTCTACTTCTGTGCTACCTGGTTGTAGTATACCAAAATGGTTCTCGTCACCTGTTGCGCCTGCGGCATCTCCTGGTGTTGGTCCGCCTTGCTCAATATGAGTAAGTTGCGGGTCACCACTGAAGTTGTCCGAAGAGTTCGCATCATCGATTGTCCAGAACACATCTACTGTGCCTGACCAAGACTTGAACGTTGGTTTGTTTGTTCTAAAAGCTACGCCTGATGTATTCATCGTTGTCGCATCGATTGTTTCCTGTGTTTCTTCTATTGAGAAAGAACGGATTGACGCTACGGCAGTTGATCCTACATAGACAGCACCTTCAGAACCTGAAAAGATTTTATTAGCCATTTCTGGTCTCCTTTTATTATGTGTTACCTTTAGAATAGGTATATTGAATACCTACTCTTATTGTTTGACTTACAGTTGGATAGTCAGTTGTCTGAATATCACCAACATCTAATACTTCTGTTGTTTGAGCTTTACCGCCTCGTGTTCTATCCACTTCCAGTTTTTCTTCAATAGCTTCTACTATCTCAGAAAGTTGTTCCTCAGTTTTCTCAGTCTTGGCTTTACCATCTAAGTGTGTAATGATATCAAGTTCAAGTGTAGCTAAACGCCACTCCATTGCTATGTCTTCTTTACTCTCACTTTCAACATTCACTTGTACAAGTGGGTATGCTGTTCTGGCTAACCTTGTGAAATCACTGGGCTTCTCTGATACTTTACCTATTCTTGGTGTCGATATCGTCTTAAGCTGTGTTACAACATCGTTGATTATATCTTTGCGAATGCTTGCCATTATCGGTATAGCCTTTCGGTTTTCATATAATCTACTTCTGATGTATCATATGCTCCATCACCGTTGTCGTCATAAGATATGCCCGCGGCTAAAACTGCCTTGAACTCTTCGGAATAACGGTCACGATAGAATGACATTTGATTTTGGAAAGTATCATTTTCTTGGAAGTTAGATAAACGAGGCAAGATGTAATACGCTAACGCATGATAAACTGTAGTACGCTTATGTTCCGTTGCTTTGAGTTTAGTTGCGTCAAAACTTTCCGGTGTGTGAGTTAACATCCACCATTCTGTTTTAATGCGTCTTTGAACGTCATCTTCTGAACGATTAAGTTCTTCCGTGAAACTTTCAACACCGTGTTCAAAGATATCTGGAACTATTGCTACTAAGTCTTCATCTGTTGCATATGCCATCTTGCTCTCCTAACTGTTAATATTATACGTTGATTAACTGAATACCACGTGTTGCGTCTACAACTTTAGCGCCACCATGAATGCTGGCCACAACATCAAACCCAACTGCGGCAGCCCTACGTTGAACCTCGATGTCTACGTTTTTCTGCATAGCTAATCTTGCCGCGTCTGCACCAAAGATAAATCCTGAGTGTGCCGCTGGAACAAGAGCAGATTGGAACATTTGTACGCCAGCGTATGTGCCAACATAACCATTTCTTAATGCTTCTGTTTGGAAGTCACCGCCTGCAACGTTACCGTTTGCAAACAAGTTTTTCATTAAGTTAGATGCTTCTGCTGGTGATAGGATACCGTATAGGTTGCCCATTTCGCCTGCGCCACGGATTTGTGCTACTGCGTCAAAGATTGAGTTACCAGTCATTGGAACAGAGTCCGTAGTTGATGCTGTCAAGTTAGCTGCCATGTCTGTCATAACTGCTGTATCGAAAGCTGTTGCTACTGCGTTTCCTAATACACGACCAAGTTCTGCTGGGTCGATGCCACCTAAGTCACGGACAACTGAACGTGCCGCGAATAGATTTACTGGGATTGTTGTTGTTGCATCAGTGATAACTGCTGCCGCGATGTCAGAGTTTGCACTGTCGTCTGATACAGTTGTTGCTGTTACAGATGAAAGTAATGGTACTTGTGCTGACTGTGAGCCTGCTGGTACGTTTACGATTGGCACGATTTGTCCTGACAAGAATAAACTTTGTTCTTGTGCGGTATAAATCGTAGATGCCTTAGTTGGTGTTACGAGGCCTTCTAAAGAGAAGCCTGATAGATATTCATTAGCCATTGCTAATCTCCTTTATTATACTATATCTTGCCTTCCGCTTTCCACTGTTTGTAGAGTTGACGGTCGGCTGGGTTTGTTAAATCAAGTGAACTTAAATCTTGTTTTGTAGCTTGTCCGGCAACTTGATTACCAGTTGCTCCATTACTTGCTACACCACTTGGGCCAGAGCGAATGAAATGTGGATTACTATCCAAAAACTCATTAACTAAAGACTCCAACGATTTAGGTTCCGCTGTTTCAGGGTCATATATGACGGATTTATTTTCGTCAAATACAACTGGACGACCTGTTTCATCTAACCCTACTTTGTCTTTAAGTAATGCTGATACTTGTTCTGGTGATACTGCGTTTCTTTTTGATGCAACATCTAACAGTGTACCGTCTACTTTAAGACCGGTTAGCTGATTTCGAAGTGTGCTGATTTCTTCACTATACTTGTTCTTTTGTTGAGATAGTATAGTATCGAACTCCTCACGCTTTTTCATCGCCTCTATTTCACGCTCTTCCTCAGCCGTCTTTAGATTTTTATACTCATTTAAGTCAATATCGGAGAAACGCTTTTTGTATTTCTCTAATCTTGCTTGAACGATTTTATCTACGTCTTGCTGTGTGAAGTTACGTTCTTCCTGGTTCATTTGATTGTTCTCCGATGTAGTATTAATGTCAGTACCAGTATCTGCTCCATTTACATCACCCGAAGTTACACTCTGTTCGGTCATAGTTTTAATCTCCATTGTTGTTCCTTATCGATAAAGAACATACATTCAGTATGTTCTTCTATATATATGTATTTAGCTTATTCCTCAATCGGGTTATCTTCGTCGGTATCCAGATTAAGTTCTTCAAACTCATCTGCAAGTTTCTTACTCACAGACTTGTTTTTTATCTTTTTTCTTATATCTTTTAGTGTAGGTTTCACAGATCCACGATCCCATACACATTCATCCCATTTTGCTGGTGCGTTTTCTTCTATAGTCTTTGCAAAGTCGCTGTTTTCGTCAAACTTTACCCAAGCTACTGTTACACCATTGAGTTTGTATTCTGCTTTAATCATTTCTTACTCCCATATGGTTTCTTTTTCTTTTTATAAGGTTTTTTAGCCATCTTAGTTGTCCTCCAATAGTTTAGTTTTTGCTTCATCTAAATCTGCTTGTGATAGTTCAGGATGTAGGTCTAACATTTGTTTATCTGTCATACCTTCCATAATCATTGCTTCAATATGTGGTTGTTTAGTTTCCTCAGTTACAGTCGGATGTTCTAACGCTTCACCATCTATCTCTGCCATGATATCGTCAAGTTTATCACCGTTCTCTATAACGATACGAGCAATCTGCTTGTGTATTTCTTTATTAAATGTTTCACTGTTAACACCTACTTGTAGAGCTTGATTTAACAGTGATAGGTCTGCATGTTCATCACGCAAGTCAAATGTTTTCTTGTACATAACCGTGAAGTCTGGATCCATTTTCAATGAACTCCACTTGTAGAACAGTTCCCACATGTTGTACTCTGCTTGTTCAAGTTTAGCTGACTTGTCTGCTAATCTTGTGTTTAACATTTCGAACTCTGTTGATAACGCAATACCGGACTTGATAGATAGACCTTTAGCTGCCATAATAGCACCTAAGTGTGTCATACGCAAGAATGCTTGAATATGTTGTTCCATCATCGCAACGATACTTGTAATGTTTGTTCCGTTTGGTTCTAAAATATAAGGGCGAAGGTCTGCTGGCATATTGCTATCTACATTGATAACAGCGCCTGCACCTGCACTCGCTTGTGTGTCCATAGTCTTTACAAGTGTTGGATGATTTGATACTCTTATACCTTGGTCAGCTTCCGAAAGCATATTAAATAAGGCTTGTTGTATTTTTGCAACATCACCGATATCACTTCTACCGACACCTTTGAACTCACTTGGGTTTGCTTTAAGTTGTACAAAAGGAACTTCGCCGATAGCGTTAACTTGTAGTTCAGTCATTTCTATTTTGCCTTGGTTACCATTATCATCATATGTTACTTCGTATGTTCTGATTTCTTCTGGTGTCCATTCAATATATCGTGTCTTATCGGCACTCATATATTCTTTTGTTTTTACATATGTTAACTTTTCTGCACCGTTTGGCATACGAGTATAGGCCCAATCACATACGTTTTCTGGTGTGAATAGTTTAGCATATGGTCTAATATCGTTTGCTATTTCTTGGTCTAATGTAATAACACCTTCTTGGAATCCTTTAGTTACCAAGATCCATACAGAACCATATACCATTGCCATGTCGTTAGCTTCTTTCATAAAGTCATTTAAGTCTTTATTTTCAAAGTCAACATCATAAATGAAACGTTCTATAAGTGGGTTGCCTTGTAGATAACCAAATGTTCTTGTTGGTGTGCTACGGAATAAGAAACTTCTGTATGTATCTACAGTCAGTTTGCATAAGTTGTCTAATGCTGTGTACTCTAATCGCTTTGCGTATTGATTGCCCGGTGCGTCACTTTCGAAAAGATACTCTCTAAGCATCCTTAATGAATGGTGCCTATAATCTTCCGCACCTTTATAACTTGCCGAGTAATAATGCCAATGCTCTTTATACGCATCATATAACGGATTTTTATAATCTAAGTCCATTGTTAATATACTCCAAATGTTTGTATTGTATTATCGATTTCGACTTTTTTAGTCACCGGGTACAAATATTCTACACAGTACGAGGCACTGTCGAACATATGATCCCATTTTCCCTTTTCAGGTATTTGTGTATTTTCTTTATACACATATCTTTGTAGACTTTGTATCAGGTTCTTACACTTAGGGTCTACGTAATACCTAAGTTCACCATCTGCGTTTTTAAGTAGGCTGTTCATAGCGTTTATTCTATCTTTAACAGCTGGATGTCGTGGTCTGTGTAATACTCTGAAACCTGCGTTTTGTAATATAGAGATATCTGTTTTACCATTAGCAGATGAACGTCTTTGAACCCCACTTGGATCTGGAAACACGATAATATTATTTCCTGGATATCTATTCTTTATTTCTTCACACATTTCGTTTGTATTGCTTCCATAGATAACTATTTCATCTATAGCGTGTAGACACCTTGCATCTTCACTTTGTACCATAACAGTTGCCGACATTGGGTGGACATTGAAATCAAGTCCAATCAATATGTTTTTCGCTGGGTGCGGCTTCCAGCTCACTATGTTGTTCTCTGAGAAGTTGTAAGCCACGATTCCAGAATATGTAATCCAAGCGGCTTCATATTCTTGTTGGAAGACACGGATATCTAAATCCCGTCTGGCAGCTTTAATCTCACTTTCAGGAACCTGGCCACCTTCAAGTGTAGTGAACTGAAAACTCGCCCAGTCAGGATCAGACCCTCTCCCGAGGTCATATAGATCCTTAAACCAGTTACCGAGTCCTTTAGGAGTTCCGCAGAACAACACTGAGCCGGGTGGCTTTTGTGCTGATAGAGCCGGGCGAACAACTTCGTAATAAATCTCAGGGTCAATATCGGATGTTTCGTCAAAGACGACAAAATCATATCCGCCACCTCTTAACGATTGTCCAGCGTCCCCGGATCTTAACATAATAGTTGAACCATTTACCAACTCTAACTCCAATCTACTTTCGTTTGCTCTTGCAATCCAGTTAAGGTCT